TTCATTAGTACCTACAAAGGCAATAGTACCCTCGCAGTTAATTCCATGATATTCATCATAGAATTCTTTATTTGCTGGTTTTGTTGCATCAACGTTTGGTAGGTAGTTGTGATAAGTTAATGGGATACCACCAATCTTAAACACAGTGCCTTCTGCATAATCGCCTACGTTGCCATAGTCTTTGTTTAGTAAGGCTCTGTTTTCGATAATCTCGAAGTATGTATCAGGGCTTGTTACAGCAAAGATTTCTCCTGTAACGTTCTTTTTGATTAGCTCTTTCTTAGCAGCTATCAAAGCTTTAGCAAATGCATTAACTCTTGTAGCAAGGTCAGCATTGGCTAGGTTTGTATCAACTATTACAGAGCCACCATCATACTCATCCATAACGTTCTTTAGACGAGCTGCTGTGATAAACTTCATCTGAATGTTGCGGTCATACTTTTGAGCTAGGACTTCTCCCATCTTCTTTGTATATTCTTTACGTGCATCATAATGCAACATACTTTCATTGAAATCATCTGTAAAGAATGAGCTTACAAGAGGTCTATCAAGAGTAAGCTCTGATTTATCGTGAGCTACCTCTGAGCCTTTGATGTGCTCGCCTGCGTTATGGTAGTAAGCACCTATGCCACCAATGTGCTCGAAGCGAAGTGACTTAGCACCATTTATCTCTTTTCTTTGGTATTTACCCTCCATAGCTACGTTTTTCTCAAAGCTAGATAGGATTTCTCCAGTTACCTTTTCTACTAGAAGCTCTCTGTCATTAGCCTCTAAGCCACTAAATGAGCCGTTCTTGCTACCACTATTTAAAGCTGTTGCTTTATCCATCTATGTTCTCCTTGTTGTTATTGTTGTTTGAAGCCACCAAGCCTTAAAGTATTGGCTAGCTTTTCATCTACTTCTGCTCTGTATTGAGGGCTTTTGTTATACCTCTCATCAGAGATTGCATTGGCGTAGTCTCTACGTGTTAGAAATGTATCATTTCTAAGACCTCCGCTACTTGTCTCTCCCATAGTTAGCTTAGGCTTGCTTGTGCTATTTAGGCTCTTTCTTGCATACAAGCCCTTAATGGCAGCATTCATTCTTCTTTGGTTGCCACTATTTATAGCCTCGTTATAATCCTCTATCTCATCTTCAGTGAGGTTCTCGCTAGCCCAAGCTATCATATCCGTATAGCCCTGCTTACCACCAACTAAGTTATAAGCTTGATTGGCTGCTTGTTCTGTTACGTAAGCTGAGGCTACCTTTAGGTTTTCTATATAGTTATCCACTAGGTTCTTAGGGAAACTCTTATAAAGCTCCTTACGTGATGCCTCTCCAATATCGCCTGTATATCTTAGTTCGTTCTCGTACTTTGAGTAGTCGAAGTCTTCGCTAGGGTCATAAGTCTGTTTAGGAGTATCTTGTGGTTTATCTGTTGTGATTTTAAGACCAGCATCTTGTCCGTTGTCAATGGTCTTAGCACTAGCTGTTTGAGAAGGTATCTCTGTTTTGCTTGGCTCAGTGCTAGTCTCAACGTTAGTATCCACCTCGTTACCAATAATGTTATCACTCATTACTCCTCCTTAAAACCTAATGATTACCTGAGTACCCTCAGTGTTCTCCACTGGATTAGCCTTGCCTACCTTAAACTCTTCACTCTCACTAAAGCCCTTAGCTTCTACTGCTAGGCTATCAGTGTTAGGTTTAGCTTGCTCTAGGTTCTCATTGTTCTCTTGTTCGTTCTTGCTAGTATTCTTAGCCATTTATATCTCCTTGTTGCATTTGTGTCATTTGTTGCATTACGCTTGGGTCTGTCATAGCTTTGCTAATGCCACTCACTAGGTTTGGAGTAGCCTTACTCATAAGCTCTTGTTGCTGAGCTTGTTGTTGTTGCTGTGCTATGGTGTCAGCATCCAAGAGTATGTCAGTATCTTTTATGCCAAGCGATGTAGCTAGGCTCTTTAGTACGTACTCATAGTTAAGCATAGAAGCTGCTTGTGGTGCTAGGGTGCTAGCTGTTTGCATAAAGGTTATAATCTTGTTATAGTCTTGTCCTCTACCTAAGCCCTCTAAGCCTGTTGTAATAAGTGGTTCTATATTCTCACTACCTTCAGGGAATGCTCCACTCTCTCTTAGCTTTTGTATCTTTAACTTTATGTAAGGGAGTTGAAACTCCTGAGATAACACACTATACGTACCACCTAAGCTCTCTTCAAGCTCACTTGCCATTGTCCTTATCTCTTCGGCTGTTACTCTTTCAGCCTGCCTTTGTATGCTAGAGTTCATCATAAAGTGAAATGCTAGGTCTTGCTTAAGGTCATTAACGCTCTCTCTTATGGTTGCGATGTCTGCGTTCTTATTAACCTGAAGCACACTAACATCTTCTGCATTACCCTCTAGCACCTCTAGGTTCTCAGCATTAGCAATATCTACGCTTCTAGTTGTGCCATTAGGCGCTACAAAGAAGAGTACCTTTGCACTTGCACTACTAGCTTCTAGCCTTGCTTGAGATAAGCCCTCTAAGCTCCTTAAATCTCCTATGACTTCATCTACATAACTTCTACCATAGTTCTCATTAGGCAGTGCAGACCATCTAAGAGCTAGATAAGGTAGCTCATCTTTCTCAAACTCTCCATCAGCTTCAGGTAAGCTAAAGCCACTCACTTCTTGAGCTGTTATCCACTTGTCTTTGTCCTTATCAAGATAGACCCTTGTATAAAGCTCTACATAGTTCTTTGAGCTTTCTAGTTGCTTTGTTTTAGCTAGTACTGCGTTTCTGATAGTTTCATCAGTAATAGCCATAGGGGCTATCTGCTCTTTTATCAGAAACTCTAGTAAGTTGCCTAAGGGGTCTCTTTGACAAACGTATTGGTCGAGCCTATAAATCTTTAGGGATGCGCCTTTAACGTCACTAGGGAAGTATAAAAGGGCATTACCTGTAATGATTAATAGCCTTAAGAATTGAAAGATTTGCACCCTCTCTCCACTAGCTTCAATGTGATTTACTAGCACACTCTCCATCTGTGATAATGTAGCTTCTACGTCTTCACTCTTAGAGCCCTCTTGGATTAAGCTAGGGTCAATAGTAAATCTAAAGAAGGGGCTATTAGGTGGTAATAGCGTTAGCATAAGCTTTGAAGCTAATGTATTAACACCTCTAGCTCCTTGTGATTGAAAGGGTTTATAAAGCTTTGTTTGCTCGTCACTACCATCAGGAGGTAGTAATGAAGGTATAGTTAGCTTAGCACACTCTCTTGCTCTCTCTAGGACACTACTGCGTTTATTTTCTAGCTGTTTGTATCTTGTAGCTAGAGATGTTACCTCTACCATTTAGCCCCCTCTAGCTCATTACGTTTAAGCCTGTGGAGCTATCAGTTGTCTTTTGGATTGGTATGGTAAGCCTTGAGCTACCCTTACGTTTCTTTCTTTGGTTCTTTGTATCGTCACTATCCCCTACCTTTAGCTCTGCTGTCTCTGCTGGAGCAGCTGGTGGTGGTGCTGGTTGTGGGTCTGGTGACCTATGTTTTCCGCCTCCGCACATATTATCTGTCCTCCTTTGTTGGTATCTTGTTAATCTGCTTCATCTGCTAATCTCTCCTTTGTTTAAGTTTCTCTAGTTCATCTATTAAAAAGTCTATAACACTTCTTTGCCCTAGCTTAAAGTAAAGTTCTTTCTTAGTTAGGTTAAAGTCAGGGCTCTTAGAGTTTCTTATGGATAATCTAGGATAAGCTTCATTTAAAGCTACTATTAATCTCTCGTGGTCTATGCTTATAGGTATAGCCATAACTCTCCTTTTAGATAATCTATAACCCCCCTTACCCCCCTTTGGAGAATGTGTTTTTCTCCTATAAGTGGCGTGTGATTTCAAATGCCCTATTTTAGGGGGTTTCTAAAGGTTGGGTAAATGTGCGTTTCTAAGGTCAATATTAAGAGGTTCATAGCTCCAAAGAATAGGCTTACCTCCTTTAAACTCATCAACTCTTAGCATCCTTGCTACTCTAGCTTGGACTATTGCATCATCATTGGCATACATAAAGTAATTATCTATGTCACCCTCACACTTGTCATAGTAAGGCTTCATATACCAAGAGAGGATAGCCTCCCAAATATCTTTACAAGGTAGTGCTTTCTTTACTATCTTGTTACCTTCTAAGCTTATAGACCACTTTAGGTATTCATTTAGGATTTCTTCAGCCTTTTTCTTACCTATGCCTTTACATCCACCATAGCCATCTGTGCTATCTCCAGTAAGCACTTGTGTAAAGAATACACGCTGACCCTGAGCGTAGCTAAGCTCATACCTTAAGTCCTTACGCCAGTTGTAGTGTTCTCCTTCAACTTGGTTAAGGTCTTTATCTATGTGAGCTAAGATGTTATTTATTGGGTCATTACTAAGATGTATAGAGCAGGCGTCATCTGCTTCTATCTTAGTAGTTATCTTTGCACCATACTTGGATACTGCATACTCTTTTAGCATTGGTAAGAGCTGTGGTTTTGGTAGGTCTTTTCTGTTGTGTTTGTAGGTTGGTAAGATGTCATACCTAAAGTTTGTTTTACCTGTAAGATAAAGCTGTGTCTTAGAGCATTTGGTGTTATCCTTTAGCTTCTCTATGGCTTCATCTAAACTCTTTCTTGCTCCCTCTTCATCTAGGACCACTACTTGATTATCCTCTGAGAAGTCAAAGGTGCTCTCATTAACGCTAGCAGCCTCATAGAGCAAGCTATCTGCATCTATGATAAGTGTTTTATCATTTTTCTTTAATAATCTCCTCGCCAAAGATAAGCTCCTTTATGTCCTCTTTGCATTGCTCTTTGTCTCTGCCTTCTTCATAGGCACGAATAAGATACTCCATAGCCATATTTAAATCCACATTACCAACAGGGATTACCTTGCTTAGTAGTTCAAGCATTAAAAACCCTTGATTAGTCATATCATTTATGTAGGCTGCGTTAGCTCTATGCTCTATATAGTCATCTCCATAAAATGTTGAGATTAATCTAGCTTGAAACACCCTTAGCCAAAAGACGTAAGAGCAGTATTCATAAATCATCTCAGACATATTGTTAGCTCTATAACTAGCCATAAAATCTGAAGAGATGTCTGTAAGGGTCATAGTTACATCCCTAACGTTAAACTCCGTTCTGTCTCCACTTGTTAAAGCCCAGTCAAGTATCCTCTTTTGTTTGCTGCCATTTATCACTTTTCACTCTCCTTTATTTTTAGTAGTATTAGATAGCCTATAAGGTCAGTTATAGTATCTTCGTTGTAACTCTCATTACCTTTTGCTATACGGCTTAGCTTGTCATCTATACGCACTCTAAGACCCTCTAGCTCATCAGCCTTGCTAAATATTCGCACAGGCTCAAATGCAGAGTTGCCATAGCTCTCATTTTTCTTTATTAGAGTTGTAGCTATATTGGCTAAGACGTCCGTTACACTGTCTTTAAAATTCATCTAAATCTCCTTTATGTAGTAGCCCTTATACCTTCTCTCTTTAGGTTTAAGGGCATCATTAAGCTCTTTAGCTCTAGCAAGAGCAACTGTGCGTGATGTATATGTAGCTATTGTCTTAGCTTCATCCAAGCTCCTATCAAAGCTATAAACTTCGTAACTCTTTGTCATAGCTGTCCTTTACAACGTGAGGCTTAACAAAGAAAAAGGCTGTATCGTTCTCTTTGATAGCTCTTTCGTTTTGCTGATTTGCTTCAAACTCTGCTAGCTTCTCATCAAAGAAGCATTGATGAAAGCAGGTTCTGTCATCTTTGATTATCCTGACTTCATATATTTTTATCATCTCTTATGATTACCTCCACATCACAATCTTTTATAAAATCTATAAGCTCTTTCATAGCTTCAGTTTCAGCCTGTTCCTCAGAGAGAATAATCTCTATGATTTCTTTAGGCTCGTCTAAACCTTCTAGCATTAATGATTGTTTAGCCTCTTTACTCATCTAGCTTTCTCCTCTCATCCTGCGTTAGATAAGGTCTGCTTCTCCAAGACCACCACTCAGCACCATCATTTGTATCTCGCTCAAACCAGCCAAGCGTATCTTTAAAGGTTACATAGCCTCTCCAATACTGTACGCCATAGCCCCTATCATAGTTAAGCTCACTTTCAGGTATCTCATCCCAAGTGATTTCTCCTTTACCTATGTAGCTAGGATTGTCCGAGACATACCAACCCCCTATATACTCAAGCTTGTATTCATCTACTTTGTGGTCTCCTATGAGCTCCATAGTTTCTTGTTTAAAGTTAGTCATTATCTCTCCTCTCAAAATACCAACACACACTTTTATAAATGTTTTCCCAAAACTCCATAAAAGGTTCTGGTGCTTCTTTTATACGTGACAACACTGCTTTTGGCATACATACTACAAGCAGAGGGATTAATAGTCCAAAGTAAAGGACAAACGAGATAATGAAAAGAGGGCTAAATATAAGCAGGACTAGCCATTTTTGAAGTATTTTTAAACTAGGCATTGAGTAACTCCTTGTTTTGATAGATGTTGCCTAAGACTTCTAAATCACAAACATTATTAAAATGCTCTGCATATCGCCCTTCAGCTATTATTAAAAAGCTTGCACCATCCTCATAGTATTTAACTTCTCCTATAAGCTCTGTACCATTTAATGTGCTAAAGCTTACGATATCTCTCTCAAATACCCTGTTGCTATGAATATCCTTTATGCCTGTGTATTGCATAACATCATAAAGGTTAGGTAAATCTAGTATCATTCCAAAAGAGGATATATCAACAGGATAGCTATCATAGGTATGCTCTGCATCATATATCATTTTCTTTTCTTCTTTATCCCAAACTCTATATCTTGGTCTCATTAGTTCTCCTTTAGTTTAAATCCAAGAGCATATATAGGCTTCCACATAAGCGTATCGTGATTAGCTGCAAACTCTTTATCCATTTCAGGTATAGTCTTTCTAAATAGGCATATAGAGTATCTTTTAGAGACATAATCGTAAATATTAAAACACCACAATACATCTCGTTCATTGATAAACTCTTTCTCTACATATTCAGGAGTTTTATTTACCATATCATCTAGCCTGTAAAACTCTTGTGTTGCTTCAGTGACCTCATATACTTCAATGTCTGTATAACCTTCGTCTGATTTATAAACTAATCTATCTCCCACTTTAAACTTGGGTGCAGAGTTGGGTCTTATTCTGTATTCCTCTCTATCAAAATCCCAAGTATCCGTGCCTTTTGCAAACCAGCGTTGAAAAATGGTATCGTAGGCATCCACGATTTTACCCTCAGCATAGGCTGTGATAAGCTCTATCTTTTCTTCTGTTGTCATTTGTCTGTCTCCTTATTACTGATAGGTAATCTAAATCCTATAGAGTACATAGGTGTAATATCTGTTATCTGTCCTTTATAGTATTCTTGAATATCTGGTATTGTTGTCATAGTCGTATTAAGTAATTTATTAGCGTTATCTGGAGTTACCCCAGTAAAGAACCATAGCACTTCGTTTATATCTATGAAGTTACTATGGGCAAACTTTTTACTTCTTCCAACTCCACCATCGAAGTAGTACCAGTCGTTACTTATTTCTGTACATTTATATAGTGCTGGATTAGCTTTACCTTCTTCAGTTTTATCTACTAATACGTCTCCTACTTTAAACTTAGGTGCAGAGTTAGGTTTAATACGATACTGACCTAATTCAAAGTTCCAAGCATCTAAACCTACTGGTTGCCACACCTCTACTCCATCATATTCATAAAGACGTTCTACTGTCTCTTTGTTATGGTAAGCAGTAATTATCTTTATCTTTTCTTCCAGTGTCATCATCATTATATATCCTTTTAAAATCATTTGCAGAGCCTTAGAGAGCTTTTAACCCTTTAAGGCTTCATTTATCATCTAAGAAGCGTTCGTTTAACCTAGAGCTTCCTAGGCACCTTTATGAGCCTCTTTGATACTTTCTAAAACCATAGTAAGCACATTTAAGCTCATTGCATTTCCTGCTTGCTTATACATCTGAGAGTTACTAACAACTATCTTGTAGCTATCATCAAAGCCTTGAAGCCTTAGGTATTCTCTAGGGGATAAAACTCTTATCTTGTCTTGTATAAGCACTTTAACTTGATTGTTTCCACCTGTTCCTGCTGCTGCTAATAAGCACGGAGAAGCACCCTCAACGCTATAAACCCTTCTCATATTTGCTCTAGAGCAATCTGTCTTTGCTACTTGAATGATAGATGAGCCTATGGGTTTTGGTAAGAGTTCATAGGGTTTGTTTAGATACTTATTGTTATCAGTATCCAAGAAGTCTTTAATGCTCTTGGTAAGCTTTACAGGCTTTTTGAAGCTAATGCCTAAATCCTCTTTACTCCCAACTAAATATAGTCTCTCTCTGTTTTGAGGTATCCCATAGTCTTTAGTGTTAAGGATTTGATATGTTAAGAAATATCCAAGTTCTTTAACGTATTCTAGTAATGTGTTAAAAGTCTTACCTTTGTTTATGCTTAAAAGTCCTTTGACATTTTCAAAGATAAAATACTTTGGTCTAGCTTCTTTTAAAACTCTTAGATATTCATAGAGTAGTTGCCCTCTTTCTCCTGCTATGCCTGCTCTTAAGCCTGCGAGAGAGAAGTCTTGACAAGGGCTACCACCTATTAAGATGTCTATCTTGTCTTTGTATTTAGAGCCATCTATCTCTCTTACATCTTTGTAAAACTCTTCACAAGAGACGTTAGCTTCAAAGCTAGCTCTAGCATACTTATCTATCTCACAAGCAAAGACACATCTAGCATCATCAAACACAGCCTTAGTAGCTATCTCAGCAGTTCCAAGCCCACTAAATAGTGAGCCAAGTCTCATCTTATTACCTCTATAAAAATCATCATAGCTACCAAGCCAACAATGCTTGAGAGCATAAATCTATTAAGAGCAATATCTATCTTTTCTTCAAATAACATCATCTATCCTTTATCAGTGCGTTTCTTTCCAAGAGTTGCCTATCTTGGCTTCTCCTGCTAGTGGTATCCTAAACTTAAAGAACTCTGTAACAAGCTCAAAGCTCTTTAGGCATATCTCACTAACTCTAGTGGCATACTCTTCCTTGACTTGGATTTGCACCTCGTCGTGAATGTTTGCCACAAACTCATAATCATCTCCAGCCTTTAGCTCCCTTTGTAAGAGTTCATCAAGGGTTACTAGATACTGCTTCATCACGATAGCTCCAGCACTTTGTAGAAGCACATTAAGAGCTGAGTGTGCTGAGCGTATCTTTAGGGTTCGCCCATCTAAACCTTTAATAAACTTTTGGGATTTTGCTTTAGCTGCTACGTCTTCACGTAGGCTTGTAAGGGCAGGTAAGCTTTTTAGAAATCTCTCCTTTATAAGCCAACCATCTATGGCATAGCATATTAGGTCAGAGTTAAGTTCTACCCATCTACCTTTGCTTACCTTAGTGTAATGCTTACCATCCTTTGTAAAGCTATCTTTTAGAAATCTCTTTTTGTATTCTTCATATTTTTTAGGATACTCAGCCTTAAGTTTCCTAACTTGCTCTAAGGGGTTGTTGATACTTAAGCCTATCCTTAAGTCTCCACCGCCGTAAAGCCAGCTATCAGTTACGTTCAATAGGGGTCGCAAGCCCCTACCAGCCTTTGCAGGCATCTGTATATTTCTATACAGCTCAGACTATATCTTCATCCTATCTCTAGGAGCAAGGCGTTTCAGACACCATAAGCTTGTGCCTTACATAATAGTCGTTGCACCTTCCAAGTATTGTTGTGCGTTTCTTAGCCACTCAGGATTATCTTTAAATAACCCTAAAGCTTTGTTACAGCTAGGACATAATAAACCTCTTACCTTACCAGTCTTATGGTCGTGGTCTAATACGAGTTTTATTATGTGGCACTCTTTAACTTTAAAGCCCTCTCCACCGCATATCTTGCATCTACCTTTTTGCTCTGCATACATCCTTACGTAATCTGCGTAAGTTACACCATACTCTCTTGTTAGGTAGTGGTCGATTGTTGCTTCATCTTTACAAGCATCAGAGCAGTAACACTCACTTGGTGCTTTAGGTATAAAGATTTTAGAGCATTTCTTGCAGGCTTTAGGCTTGAAGTAGCCTTGTGGATATTTGCTTGGATGAGCTGTTTGTTTGCTCTTTGGTCTATTGAGTTTTGTATATACTAATACTTGACTTGGCTCAGGATTGTCTTTAGCATTACCTAGTAAGAGTTCCCCTGAATTAACCTTGTTTTTGTCATTATAGTTACCCATAAAGTCATCCTTAACTTGTTAGTCAAGATGAAAGTTTTTGCTGAGTTTCTTGTAGGTAGTCCAGCAGCCTTTTGGTTTGCTGTGTGTATGTCTCCACTAACTACCTCACGTCCATAAGCACCGCCATCATAGCGTGCTAGATAGTGTGAGAGTGTCCTAAGCTCAAGTCCGCTAGCGTCACAGCCAACTAGCTTGTAGCCCTTTGGCACTATAAAGAGTTCTCTAAACTCTGTTTGATACTCTCCTGCTGCTCCATAGAGATAGTTGCCATCTTTGTCTATCTTTACAGCAGGGACTTGTGCCACGTTTGGTCTTGAGTGGGTCATCCTACCAGTTACTGCTCCACAGCTATTAACATATCCGTGAATACGTCCATCACTCTCACAGCACCCTATAAGAGCTTGTGAGCCAGTAGCTAGCTGTGAAAGTCTTTTGGATATTAGCTGATACTCACAGAGCTTAGGAGCTTCAGGATAGCTTAGGTGTTCTAAGACCTCTGTATCAACCTTTGGCTCTCTAGTATCTGTATAGCTTTCAGGATGCCATTTATATTTTTCTATAAAGAATTTAGCTATATCAGCTCCTGAGCTTGGCTTAAACTCCTTTAGCTTTAGCTTTGTAAATGGCACACCCTTTATGTATCCTTTAGTCTTGTTATTGACCTTTGGAGTAAATTCTCCATCACTCTCTAGTCTTGGTCGAAACAGCTCCCTAAACTCTTTTAAGAGCTCGCTCTGTCTTTGTAAGAGCATTATGTAGAAGTCTTCAGCTCTCTCCTTATCAAACATAAACCCAAAGGCTATCTGTCTTGATATGACCTCTTGCACTCTATGTTCTAATGTAAGGGCATAGCTAGCCTCTAGGTTAAACTTACTAAGATACTCTAGTAAGGCTACGGTAACTCTAACGTCCTGCTCGCAGTAGTCGCTCATCTCTTTGCTCCACTCTTGCCAGTCCGTAGTCTCTCCATAGTCTCCCTTTAGCACTCCTAAACGTTCTCCCCAAGCTCTTAGCGAGTGTGAGCCATAAAGCTTAGTGCTTATGTTTTTCTTTGCAAGGTCTAACTCCTTAATGTCCGCTAGGGCTAGCCTAGCCATCACAAGAGTATCTAAGACGTTCTTAGGCTTAAAGGAGGGGTAAAGCTTCTTTATAGCTGGTATGTCAAAGGCTATTATGTTATGTCCGCAAACCTCTGCACCATCTAATCTTGCTACACCTTCGCTAGTATGCTCTTTGTCATATCGCTTATATTGTTTTGTATCTGTGTCATAGATAGTCATTGTGTGTATCTTGGATAGCTCATTTAGTAAGCCATCAGTCTCAATATCAAAAACTAGCATTTCTCTCCTTTCTGCTAAAAGTCTGTGTTCTCCACTTTGGTCTCAACAACCTTTAAGTGTTCGTTGTCATCTTCATCTATTGCTTCTAGCCTACCTGTCTCTCTGTTATATCTTAGGCTATCTGCAACGCCTGTTATACCTATCTCTCTGTTCTTTAGGATACGTAGTGTTGAAATGTCTTTAGTATCTCCGTCAGCTTGTTGGTTACGCTCTAGGGCTATTACACTATCACTTAGCTGCTCTAAAGCTCCACTACCTCTTAAGTCTGACAGGCTTACTTGAGCTCCCTCATTGAAGCTACCTTTATTTGTTCGTTTAAGATGGACTATTGCATCTATATGGCAGCCTGTCTCTTCTATAAGTGAGCGCAGAGAAGTCATAAGCATATCAATGTCCTTGCG